ACGGCCGACAGCGTGATGACCCTGAATCGAGGCCAAGGAGCGCGCTCGATAAACGGCATCGTGGTGGAGACGAAAATCCAAGGAGAGCTGCGGTCAGAACCGGTGGACATCCCGGATAGCATTACAGTTCTCTGCCCAATCTTCATCGGTACGCCGTCCGTCCCAATTGAGTTCGACTTGCTCGTGACCAAGAGGAAAGACGATATTGTCGTTCACGTGACATCTTCCACTATGCTGCAGTCCAAGTGCGATGTGTTTCATGAAATGATCGGCGCGATGGCCAGCTTGGACGCGGTTGTGGCGATGGGCTACGTTCGCCATTCCGAGTGGAGGTATTTGGAATACGAGGCCGGTTGAAGTTTTTAATGGCCGCGAGGAGCCATTTTTTACTCGACGCTGGCTTATCGCGGCTTTAACGGGACCACGCGCCCAGCTTACATCGTAAACAACGAAAGGACGCACAGAATGGCGACACCATGGATCCCATCCACGCTTGCAAACGCAGAAGAGGGTGAGTTGCTGGATAATGCGGAGAAGGCATTTGCGAAGATCAACAACGCGTTGCGCCGGCACCTGCTGACGTATGGCCTTAAAGCGATCGGGTGCTCAGCGGAAATGACCCTCAAGGTCAAAGTCAAGCACACCAAGGGGGATAATCCGACAAACGATGCTTACGAGATCAGCTCCGAGATCAAGACAAACCTGCCAGACCCTCCGAAAGCCGTAAGTACGGCGATGGGCGGCCTGACCCAGGACGGCAAGCACACGCTGATCGTTCGCAGCAGCGGTGGGGACGACGGGGACCCAAGTCAGCTGAAGCTGGCCACGAGAGACGGAAGAACTGTCGTAGACGGAGAGGTTATCGACGACGACTAGGTACGTTTATGCGTGCGGGGACGCATCGTATCCCTGACTGCAGGAAGTTGATTGCGCCCTAAAAGAAGGACGCCAGAGGGATGGAGGAACCTCTGGCGTCCGGTGGCCGGGCGTGGGATTCGCCCGGTGGATCGTTATCGACGACTACGTTTTCTTCGCCTGACCGTTCTATAGGCTAACCAAAATCCCAGTACCGCGCCAACCACGTGCGCCGCGCTGATCTTCTCGGGCTTCTGCAAGAGCATTTTCAGAATGTCCGTTATGGCGTTGTTGTCGCCCGGCTGCTCTGTCTCCTGATCCTGCAAGAAGTTGATTGCGCCTTCGATGTCTTTCTGGCTGTCGCCTGTAGGCTGGTAGCCCTGGGCGGTTGCTGTTTTCAGAAGGTGGTGCGCGGCGTTGCGTGATTTCACCGCTAATTCTCTCCCCGTGCCTCCTTTCCACTTGTAGGCTTTTGCCATCTCAACGACGTGTTCGAGGTACTTTGATTGAGTGTTCAGGTACTCCGCAGACGCCAGGGCTTGGTCTGTGAGGTCTGGACCCGCTGTCTCTGGGTCGAACCCCACGTTCCTGGCCGTGAGCTTCAGGAACTGCTGCAGTCGCGCGTCGTTTCTGATATCTCCCGGAGCTATACCGAACACCTTGGCGACGTTGTGAATGGATTGCTTTTCGTCGTCCGTGAACGGCCTGGACGCGGCGCTCGTCTTTGATCGTACTGGCGGTTTGGCTGGCCTTGCAGGCTTCGCGGGCTTTTGTGGACTCGCTGCTTGCGGCTGCTCAGGTTCCTGCTCCTTGAAGTGATTCGCCACGTCAGAATTATTGAACTTGAGCATTTGCTCGTCCGTGAGCATGGTCTCGCCGTTGCTCCATCCGGACATGTTCATTTCGGGGATGTCGGTTTTCGTCCATCCCTCGATTTCAGTCCCGAACTCAGCACTGTCCAGTTTTTGCGACAGACCAGTCTTGCCGCCGGCCTTTGGTTTCGGGGTGCCGGTTTCGCGCCCGGACCTGCCAGCCAGACTTTTCCTGAGATCAGCCGTTACCTGATTTATCGTATCAGCAGCGTGATTAGGTTCACCGATATCATCCGGCTGCGCGGCCTTTCGTTCACCAGGCGGGTCGCTCCCGTAGAACTTCTCCCCGGTTTCCGTGTTTTGCCAGCCGCGCCCTCCGCGGGGTCCGGTGTAGGGCATCCACTTGGCGTACTTTTGCGCGTAGCTTAGGGACTCGTCGTAGCTCCGTATCGCGGCTTCCTTAAGCTTCTCGATGGTGCCGTCGTTTCGAAGTAGCTTGTAGACCAGGTTTTCGAGCGAGAACTCGCCCAGTGCCGACGCAACGCCGTGTGTCCGGAAGGCGTGAATACGCTCCAGGAGTCTCGCGAGGACAGTCGGGTCGTCGACATCCAGAGCCTCTTCGATCGTGGCGCGAAGTGAACTGGCTTTGCGCTGCACGCAAGCCTCGTCGCTCTCCGGGGCGTCACCAGGAAGCGTGTCCCACTCGTTGCGAATTATCGAGTATCGTCCTTGGCCAGCAACCATTGTTAGCCCTTCAGCGGTTCGCGTAGGTCGAATTCAGACTTGACGTCATCCTGGAGTAGCTGCTCGCGGCGGGCGGTAGCGCGACCGAACGATCTGAGGCAGTCGTCGAGATACATAGCCAAAACGAAATCCTGGGTATTGCACTCAGAGTCCTTGCTGAATTCGTTGATCAGCGCGGCCAGCTGGCTTTGAAATTCTGACCGGTGAACTATCACATTCGTCGCGTCATCCATTGTCATGCTCCCGCGTCGGAACGTGCAGCAGTTCTGGGGTTATTGCATTCCATACACGAGGATTAACCACTGAAACCAGCAAGCAGAGGCAGAACAGAAGGAATAACAGTTTCAAGATTTCAGCGGCAGTGTTCGTTGGATTTGCCATTAGATGTAATCCTCCTCGTCATCGGCGGCTTCGATTCGAATGGCAGTCACGTCCAGCACTGGTACCATCGTTTCGAGGTTATCTGCCAGGCCTTCCAGGACAGACAGGATGCTACCGAACGGGCTTCGGGGCGCTGGGTATTCCTTCCCGCCCGCCGTGATGTAGACGTTCCACGTCATGTCGCCACTACCAAGAGGTCTCCGATCGTTTCTTTCATGGGCTCAACGAATACTTCAACCTCGTGGCCTCCGATGGTCACCGAATGGCGGGCGTTCCAGTTGGCCGATACGTTGTAAAAATAGTCCGAGAGGAGTTCGGGGGGTGCTAGCAAGAGCTCGGGGTCAACAATAATATGCAGGTCGATGTCGCTCCCGTTGTTCCAGTTGTAGCCGGACATCGACCCCGTCAACTGAACGTCGACAACGGCGTCCCGGGGAATCTCCGTGCCACTGATGAAGTCGCCGGCTATCTGTCGCAGGTGCTCGATCGTCTCCTGGTCGAGGTGGCCGTCGTCGAACAACGGCGAGAGCCGTTCTGTGTCCAGGTCCTTGGCGTACTGCTTGGCGCTCTTTTGGGGAATCTCTGGAGTGTTATCCTGTTCGCCGTCACCGGCCGCCCTTTCGTCAGTTCCGGATCGTCCTAAAATCTCATCCACCTGCTCCAAAACTTCCCGGACATCATCTTTGCGAGCCTTTGCCCATCGGGTAATTACCCCATCCGCAGTAGCTTCCATCTTGTGCGTCTGCGTCCGCCACCCTCCCTGTCCTCCACCATAAGAACGATTGTCATGCCAGCGCTGGGTAACATTCTCGTAGTCATCAGCCGGGATGGGATCTCCCTTTGAGTTGCTGGCCACTTTGTCGATTCTCTGGTACAACTTTTCGATTTCATGTGACCGCTGCCTGACTTGGCGTTCCAGATCCTTATTTTCAAATCCTCCAAAACGCTTGTCCTTGGGTTCGTTTTGGTAATCCCTGGCGGCAATCTTGTAGTACACCTGTCCTTTTCTGATTTCCCACTTGCCAGTTTTTTGGTTCTGGTCGCCCCAGACTTTTGCTAGATCATCGCGAGCTGTCCACACTTGGCGGAGCATGTCGCGATTCATTTCAGCCTTGGCCTTTTTCGCCAATTTGGCTCCACTCTCTCCCTCAGCAAAGTTAGTTACGCACTCACTTCCTACCTGCATCGTGAGTTTGTCTTTATCATTTTGAATGTGGTAATTGTTCTTGATGGAATGTCCGCACAACTCACAGGAACCAGAGCCAACATTGCCACCTTCATTACCGAAAATCACGTCCGCCTGCTTGTAGCCGCTAGGGAAATCAAACTCCGGCATTGATACCTGTCCACCATTGCCATCATCAACATCTCTGAAGTCCTTGATTGGAACGGAACTCCAATCAGATGAAGAGGTTCCGGTATAGAGATAGGTAGCATGAACGGCCTGGTCATAACTGGCCACATTACGATTACTGCCTTCCATTGCCTTGGCCATCGCCTCGGATTTGGTTAGCCCCGCTGGACCTTTCTTGTCCAGTTGCATGGATTCCTCGGGTGACTCCTCAATTTCCTCTGCCATTTTCGACTGCGACGAGAATTTACTGTCGTGTAGCTCGCTGGTGTCGCTTAGCGTGGCCGTGAATACAGTTCGCTCGCCCGTGGAAGACATCGTGACAGGATTATCGAGAGTAATCCTGGCTGTTTTGAAATTACCACCAGCCGTATCCGTATGGATGCTTCCGACCTTCCCAGAAAACTTAACCTCGTCTATGCCGTTGCTGTAGTAACCATGAACGGCCTGGCCGGACTTAAGCTTTGTCCCGGGATCCATGGGTGTTGAGTCAGTTTCAACTTGTTCCGTGTCTTCAAAAGGCTCGGTCTCACCGGTCTCTTCGTCAACCATCTCGATCGACTCTTGCTCCTTAGGGGTAGCCTCGGCCGCCTTGTCCTTCGGAACCCACTGGCCGGACTCGTAGGTACGCCCATCAATGTTGACGTGCTCGGTCGCGCGTGGGTGCGCATCGTCGTCCCACAGGCTAAGCTGTTTCGCGTACTTGCGGTACCTCGATACCTGCGCGTTGATTGGTTTCTTAGTCGAACCGTCGGTCAGCCAGAATTTGAACTGTTCGACCGTCATTGTCGTAACTGGACCGACCTTAAACCCTGACGAGTATGAGTCTTTGTAGAGTTCGACGGCCTCTTTTGTCGAAGTGCAGGCCAGGACTATCTTGTGCTCGTCAAAGCGGCCTCCTTTGGTCACCTGGTCAATTACGACGACCAGGTCGCTTTCTGGCGAGGGACCGATAAACACGTCCAGGTGGTCCCCGTCCGCCTCGCTCTCGTGGAGCTTTATGTATCCGTAGTGTGCCGACAGCTTCGGCCATTCCGGACGCCTGCTTGCTCCCCGCGGCGTCTCGATGGCGATTTCCAGTCCGTTCCACCAAAACCGTCCCTTCTTGTAGTTGCCGGCCTCCCGCTGGCTGTCGCTGGGATTTCTGTCCGTGTAGGCCGCGGCGTCTGAGATGTCCTTGCGTAAGTCCGTCTTTTTGTGCATGATCGGACCGAATACACGCTCTTTCTCTCGCTCCTCCTCGGCCTCCTTGTCCATCTGCTCGGGGACTCCAGCTTCCCCGAACTCCTCGGTGCCTTCGCCGACCATCCCGTCGTTGTCCCCGTCCTGCGGCATTCCCATCGGCGCGCCGCCCATTGGATCCTGGGGTGCTCCTTCCTGTTGCTCCATCTGGTCGATCTGCATGACGATTTGCGGGTTGAACAGCTGCTGGTCGTCGGGATCCGGCATTGACAGGTCGAGCCGGTCGAAGATGTCAGCGGTCTTGATGCGCGCACCCATTTGCCACAGTTGCATCATCGCCGACAGCTCTTCCTGGGGAGCCGAGGACTTCGTCGAAATGCGGAACCACATGTCGACGTTGCGATATTTGGGGAAGTTTATGTCTCTCAGGTGGTGGAGAACATCCCTGGTGATCGTCTCTTCGAGCTTGATCGCGTCGTACCGAATGATGTGATTCAGGGTGTCCTTCTGCAGGTCCGCGACTCCCGAATTCATGCCGGTCGAGGACGACTTTGAACTGAGAGTTTGGCCAAGGATGAACCTGGTAATCATGTCCCCGAAGAAGTCTTCGACTACGCTTCGAAGGACTTCCAGCCCCTGCGTATTGGGGGGAATCTGCTCGACCCGATATTGGTCATTCTCCTCGGACGGCATCAAGATCACGTTCGTGTGAGCTTGCTCCTTGGAAATCTTCTCGACTTCCTGACGGGCTGACTCGTTCCCGCTGGGGTAGAAGTAGATCGTGAACCCCATGCCCGTGCGGTCGATCAGCTCGGCAATCTGGGCGAGAGTTTCCTGTTTCTGGTACCAGACCCAGTAAAGGAAGTGTCGCAGGCCAACACCGTGGATTTGGCCGCCGGAAATCGGGTCCTCGAACTCGCCGTCCCGGATCATGTGCTTGTGCAAGACCCACATCTTGCGTTCCCACGGCTGCAGAAAGTACCCCAGACCCTCCCCGGTGGCCTCTAGGTGGCGGTCGCCTGCGACAATGTCGTGTTTTGAATGCGCGGCGGACATCCGCACGCCGATTTGGTCCGGGTCAAAATCTCCGGTCCCGTCGTCGTACCGAAACAGCAGCTTATCCCCGCTGACCGGCGTCCACTTTCGGATGATTCGCCGTTTCGTCCCGTGCCTGTTGGTGTGGAATCCGTAAGCGTGCTGGATGGCGCAGCGACCGTACCAAACGGCTTCCATAAGCGACCGGCGGTACTCCGTGAAGTCCGGAATGCGCTTCATAATGTCGGTCAGGTCAGCCGCTAAAGCCTTTAGCTTCGGGTCTTTATCGTCTTCTGTCTCGATGGACCAGTTGAGCAAGGCGGTCATCATCTGCCGGCCGAATAGAGGACCCGAAACCACCGGGTCGTTTAACATAGCGTGGGCGTTTTCTTCGCTATGCCTCAGAGCCTCATCGCTGTTTCGGTAGGCCTTCGACAGGCTCGTGACCATCCCGCTGAACGTGACCACGTGAGGGACTGGAGGTCGTCCGAGGTTCGGGACTCCCGCAGTGGACCCCTGGCCGGGATCGGCGGGACGAGAGGATTGTAATTGCCGGCGGTATTTCTCCGGGATCTGCATCCCAGAAGGAAAGCTGCGCCCCCCAATTCGTATCCCACCCTTTGGCGATCGGATCATCATAATCCCCTTGTTTCCGTGCATCCTTAAGACCAAATTGTAGCCTACCGCCAAGACTTAGAACAATCGAAGGCTGACTCGGGGTTGCTGTGTTTCGCAGTAAGCGATAAGGTCCTGTTGGTTTTTGATTCCGAATCCTTCAAACGGAGTGTCGTAATGGAAGTTGTCGTTATCGATGTGCGGACCACGGGACCACGCAAGCATGGGGACCAGATAATCGGAGTCGCCGCGGCCGTAGCGGACCTTAATGAACTCAAACCCAAGGCGGTACTTGATGTCGCCGTCAAGTTTGACGACACAAAAGCACTTCCGCATTATCTGGAAGCCGCCTGTTACGACATGGATCTGTGGGCGCGTACAGCCCTATCCCCGGCCGACGCGATGCAAACGGTCGACGACTTCTTGAGTCGCCACCGGCACATCAGACGCGTAAACAGGAAAGGCGAACCGTTTTGGGTTGCCCAGCTCGTAGGGCACAACGCGTCGTGGTTTGACGCCCCGTTCCTGAAATCCTGGTTCGACAGAAGCCACAGGTTCTTCCCTGCCGATTTCATTGCTATGGACACCTGCCAGTGGGCGCGGTGGGAATTTGCCATGAATCCCGCGGTAACGACGCCGAAAGATTACATGATTGGAACGCTGGCGGAATACTTTTCAATCGATCTTCCGGACACTGGCGCAAAATCCGAAGTGCTGGCGGTAATCGAACTCGCGCGTCACTTAAGGTTAATGAACCGCTTGGCATCTACGGGACTAGTGGCCACCACAGAGACGAGCGTTCTTTATTAGTCGGGCGCGCGGACATGTTCACCAAATGAAAGGGGACACAATGAGCGAGCGCTGGGATCATCACTTTCTGCGTTTATGCCAGGACCACGCCAGGATGTCAAAAGATCCGAGCACGCATGTTGGCGCTGTAATCGTCGGTCCTGATCGTGAAATACGGTCGGCCGGTTTCAATGGCTTCCCGCGTGGAATTGTTGACAGTCGGGAGCGACTCAACGATCGCGAAACGAAACTCAAGTTGGTTGTTCACGCAGAAATGAATGCGGTTTTGGCTGCCGCTCGCGTTGGAATTCCTGTCAAAGGATGCACGTTGTACATCTCCGCTACTGATTCGTCAGGTGAAGTGTGGGGCGGTCCACCGTGCGTTCGATGCACCGTTGAAGTGATCCAGGCCGGAATAGCAGAAGTCGTGTCTTACCCCAAGCGTGCTGTTCCATCGAAATGGCATGAGGACTTGCTCCTGGCAGAATCCTTATTGAGCGAAGCTGGCCTTGTGTATCGTACAGTGGGAATGCCGACATGATAGATTTCGTCTTACTCACAGCCCTGCTGGGTCTGATCGAGACTGAGGAAAACCAAAAGACTTGGACGCTTAAAGGCGACGGGGGAACCATAGGCGGAGAGTTCTTGGGGTTCGAGAATAACCACGTCTTCATAAAGACGATCATCGGCGCCATCGCCGTGCATCCAAATGAACTGATAAGAGACGACGTCAGGTATTACAGGAATCTCCTGCAAGCCCCCAGGAAAGAACGAGCACGGCAAATACGGCTCGCGCGGTACAATAGTCGGCCGCACTATTCCCACAACAAGGTGTTCTATCGATCGACGGCGTACTTTCTAATGCCGGAAAATGTTAACCGATACCGGTTGAATTTCTTACGAGCTGTTAATGCGAACATGCCAACCATACGTAGATAGGGGAATACGATGATCGCACCGCAAAATAGAGGTGTACCGATGACGAGGAATCAAGATGACTGCATTGAAATACTCAAGTTGATTGACCATTTCATAATGGAGCTAGGAAATGAGAAGGACATTCCGGTTCACTTGATGTCTGCCCTCCTTAAGGTGATCGCGAGCAGACTCGACCTGCACTCCGCATGTCTAGACGAAGCTGATATCCGTGGCGACCCGTGAGTAGCAGGAGGTGGCGTACCTGCCCTGAGTGGAGTCTCTCTTGAGAGAGGCAGGGGGTTATCCCGAAATGGCAGGCATGAAGACTGCTGCGGAGAGTTCAGCCACTGAACGAGGGCGACCCTGCAGTTCGAGTCTGTCCACGGGGCTTGAGATTTGAGAGTTGAAACTATGGAATACGGCAACACCTACATGTACAAAGACGACAACGGCTACGCTGTTCCTCCAGTGTCTGATTGTTGCCGTAGAGCAATCGTATATTTCAGACCGGACGCCTGCCAGTACGTGCAGTGGCTCGGATGGTGGGATGTTGAGAGTGATCGCTTTCGATGCAACAAGTGCAATCGCCAGTGCAAACCGGCCGAACGATTAGCTGGGAAAAGCTGAATGCTTCCATTGGATCAGATTGTGTGCGGCGACAACGTGGAAGTGCTCAGTGGCTTCCCTGATGACTGCATCGACCTGACCGTGACTTCGCCCCCATACGGCGAGTTGCGGACTTATGGCGGGCACTCTTGGAACTTTGAAGGTGTCGCGCAACAGCTCTGGCGAATCACGAAGCCGGGCGGGGTTGTCGTCTGGGTGGTGTCCGATCAGACCGTTGACGGAAGCGAGTCGGGCGCGTCGTTCATGCAGGCGTTGCGGTTCAAGGAAATCGGGTTCAAGATCTGGGACACAATGATTTACGAGACGGCTGGGTTTTCGTTTCCGTCGGCAGACAAATACCATCAGACCGCTGAGTTTATGTTTGTATTCGCGAAGGGAAACGCAGAAACATTCAACCCTATTTGCGATCGCGTAAACGCAACAGGCGGCAACGCCTTGGGTGGAGACTATAGGAGAGACAAAAACGGCAAGTCTATTGTTAGGCAGAATTCCTTAGATAGAGGGAAACGACGGGAACTTGGTCAGCGAATGAACGTGTGGAGATATTCAGCAGGGAAAGGGCACACGGGAATCTATTCACACCCAGCGGCGTTCCCCGAAGTTCTCGCACGCGACCACATCCTAAGCTGGAGCAACGAGGGCGATGTTGTGTTGGACCCGTTCAGTGGTTCAGGAACGACAGCCAAGATGGCAAAGCACAACGGGCGCCGGTGGATCGGGATAGAGATCAATCCAGAATACGTTCAGATAGCGAATAACCGGTTGCGACAGAACGTACTGTTTTGATCTGCTTGTGGTAAAATAAGCGAGGCCGAAAATAGCTGTCTACTTCGCGGTAAAGACGGGAGTGCTTGAACACATTACCACTAGACTGTGTATTCAATGCGGCATACCGGCCGCTGAATACCATCACCACGAAGGGTATGCCGTAGAACAGTGGCTTGATGTCGTCCCGTTATGCAGGCAATGCCACGGAGTCATATCAGGGTCACAGCCTAAAATCAGTTCAGCGAATTGATTCTGGAAGAGTTGACTTTCGTCCGCCTCGACGGCCTTGGCCAACGTTAGGAACTACACGTACACGCAAACCGCGTCGCGTGGCTTTTCTTGGAATTGTCTGACCCTCTGGAACGTCAGTCAATGTGTAGCTGAACCGATGTCCGTGCTGCGTTCCGCAAATCCTGATATTTTCCCATAAAAACTGGCCTTTGGACGCCGCATTTACCATCGCCTCGAATGTCGCTGGAGGGACCCCTCTGCCAGCACCTCCGTAGGAGTAGATCGGTCCCGGGGAGTGGGGTCGAATTCCGCACTGGTATCTCTCACCAGAACACACGGAGGTCATTTCCTTGTAACCGATCACCGGAGACGGCGCGTTAAATTGCACCATCAAAACCTGCGAATGGTAATCGTAAGACACTCCATAGATATTTGAACTTTCGGGGGTGAGTATCATCGGACTCATTCCCGTAATGTCCGCCGGAATGAACTCATACGCGCCCCTGATTCTCGTGGGCAGCGTTGTGATCATCCCCTCTTCAGGCCACGGCTCGGCGCCTCTAACCCTCGGCGGATCAGCAGCGCGGCGAGTGCTAATAGCTGGCGGCTGGGACGGCACCGGCCTCCTGGGTCGCTGGACCGGCGGCATGCGAACAGGAGGAATCCCGGACTCTGGCGCGGGCGGTGGTCCCCGTGGTGTTTCGTTAGCTCCCTGCTCGGTGAGTATCTGAACGGCGTCTTCAACGTCTTTCCGCCTTGGCGGACGACCTCCGGTCAAAACGTCAGCTACCATGCCGATCATCTCGCCGAATGCGCCGAATTTCTGACCCAGCTGCTGGAACATCCCGCCTTGTTGCTGGAACTGATTCTTTCCGCCGATCACATTTTCGATGATTTTCCGCTGCTGCTCGTTGCTTAGTGGCATGGCGTTGCCTTTCGTCCGTGTGTTTGGTACACGACCATTGTACTGTGGTTTCGCGATTCTCGTCCCCCCGCAGGGTCTGCCGCATCGATGGGAAGTGGACTTTTTCCCACCTTCTGGTATTGACGGATTATCACGTGCTGATAATATTACTCCTGTCTTGCTTCATTTAACTCCTATGTGAAAGGTACACCCATGCAGGCCAGAGCAGCAGTCAAGTCAGCCAAGTCAGCGTCACAAAACGGCAACGGAGACATCACCCACGCGGAGTCGACCGCGAAGGGTAAGGGAAAATCGGTGGTGCTAGAAATCCCAGAGGTACAGCGAATGGAGATCCAGGTCCCCGTCACCGGCATGGCGGCCAGTGACGACCTGATCATGCACCGATTTGGTCCGAAGGCGCGGAAAATGATGGAGGATATCCAGGCCGGTAAGGCGCGGAACAAAAAGGAGAAGCGTGACCCGAAATCAGAATTCCTGGAAGCGATGTATGTCGCGAGCGGGAATCCGGGGGAAAAGGGATGCGTGTACGGAATGCCCGCCGCGGCCTTCAAGAAGTGCATCGTCAGTGCGTGCCGATTCGTCGATGGGCTCACGATGGTGCTGTGCCGCGGTGCGCTGTTCGTGATCAGCGATGCGCGAGAGAGTCGCGATGGCACGGAATTGGTCACCATTAAAACGTCCAAGGTTCCGCACATGCGGACGGACACGGTTCGGTTGCCGAATGGAAGCACCGACTTGCGGTACCGACCGGGATTCGACAAGTGGAGCGCGGTAGTTACCGTCCAGTACAACACGAACGTGATTACTCCAGGAGCGATAATCAACCTGATGACTCACGCTGGATTCTCTGTTGGCGTGGGCGACGATCGCCCTGAGCGGCAGGGTAACAATCACGGTCGCTTTGACGTCGATCTCAAGAAGATCGAGATGTCCGCTTAGCGCAACTGCCGAACCTGTCGTTCTCGCGGCAGGTCCGGCCTTTTTTGTCATGGGAGCGTTCAAAATGGCAAAACGACGCAAACGATACAAGGCGTCTAACCACGCCCCGATCACTGACGACCAGGCGCAAGTGCTGGGAGATGTGATCGAGGACATTAAGCAGAAGACCGGTCAGACGCATGTGAAAGCCGAGCAACTGGCTGCATACGCGAAACCAAAGGGCAGCCCCATACACGACATGTTTGTCTGGAACGATGCTGCCGCGGCTGGAGCGTATAGGGTTCTTCAGGCACGTAAATATCTGGCCTACGTAAAGGTAGTGGTCCGCGTCAACGGAAAGTCCCAAACTACACGCGCGTTCCACAGTGTTACCGTGCAGGTCGGAGAGGACGATGTGGAAACGGGCTACGTCTCTGTGCAGACAATTATGAAAGACAAGGGGCTATCGGATCAGGTTGCCAAAAAGGCACTTTCCGAAGCCAATCGATGGCGGAACCGGTACAGGGAATATGCTGATATTTTTGGCCTGGTGTTTAACGAAATCGACGACATTGAGCTTGTGTGACATGTCGGGGCGTGCCAAGCCTGGTCGTGTCGAGTCAGACAAGTCAAGTCAAGTCAAGTCGAGTAAAGTCAAGTTGAGTCAAGTCAGTCGGGTTTCGTCGAGGCTGGTTCCGTCATGTCGTGTCGTGTCAGTCTAGTTGAGTCGCGTCGAGTCGAGTTTTGTCAGGTCAGGTTTTGTCCTGTCAGTCGAGACGTGCCCCTGTTGAGTTCGGTCTTGTCAAGTCCAGTCCTGTCGCGTCGGGTCGTGTTGAGCCGTGTCAGTCGGGTCGAGTCGAGTCAGGTCAGGCGAGTCTCGTCGAGTTACGTCGTGTTCACGTTAAGTCGAGGCAGGTCAGACAAGTCGTGCCCTGTGTCGTCAGGTTTCGGTAGAGTCGCGTCAGGTCAGTCTAGTCCTGGACAGTCGTGTCGCGTCGTGTCGAGTTGAGTCGAGTCAAGTCAGTCGAGTCAAGTTGTGCCCGGTCCAGTTGGGTCTGGTCCCGTCAAGTCAGTCTAGTCCAGTTCTGATCGCGTCAGGTCCGGTTATGTCGCGTCAGGTCAGTCGAGTCAGTCTCAGGTCCTGTTGGGTTCGGTCCAGTCGCGTCATGGCAGTCAGGTCCAGTCGGGTCCCGTCATGTTCTGTCCGGTCGTGTCCGGCCATGCTCTGTCAGGTCAGACAAGTCGAGTCACGTCATGTCGAGCCGTGTCCGGTCAGTCGTGAATAGTGTTGCCTGCCGCGAGGCGTCGTATCGCGGACGCGGTGTGTATCTAGCTTTAACGGAGAAATACAGTGTTTGGAAACGACTCTCTGCCCAGTAAAGTCATGGTGTACGGTTGCCGAGTTGACACTAATCTCGTCGAACTTCAGAGGCAGCTACGGTATGCGAACCGCTACCGCAACCAGATAGTTGAGATCGAGCTAAAGCGTCGGGCGCAGGTCGACGAATTGACCTGTGAGGTATGTCCCGACTTAAAGAAAACCGAGGAAGCAATTGAAGCAAGGGAGTTGGAATTTGACGAGCTTGAGGTGAAAGTGAAGAAGTTCCGCCAAGCGTCTCGCAAGAGATCGGCCGCGCCGAAGGAATTACGAGAAGAGCTAACGCAAGCCCGGAAAGACCTCAAGGTCCTGCGTGCGCGCCGGAAAGAGCTGCGACAGGCCACGTTCGAGAATCCCAAGTTCAAATCCAGTCAGATCGCGATAGACGAGTCCGACAAGAAGTTGATGCTTCAGGCACGCAAGGACTGTAATCTGTACTGGGGAACGTACCTGGCGGTTGAGCAGGCGATGTCGAAACGGAAGAGCGGCGCCCCTCCTCGGTTCAAGCGTTTCCGTGGTGACGGCCGAATTGCCGTGCAGCTACAAAAGGGCATCTCTCCAGAGCAGTCCATGAGTTGCGAGGACAACAGGATAAGGATCGAGCCCGTCGAGACACCTGGGCGGAAGACTGGCGGTCGCCGGGACGGGCGCAAGCATCGGATATGGATTCGGGTTGGTTCGGATGGTCGACGGCCAATCTGGGCAACAGTGCTCTCCGAGGTGCACCGGGAGATTCCCCCCGGGTCGCAAATTAAATGGGTCTATCTGATTGCTCGCCGCGTGGCAACGAAAACGAACTGGACCGTGCAGTTTGTCGTGTCTTCCGCCAACGGCTTCCCGCGCACCGACGATGCGACCGAAGGCAATGTGGCTGTGAATCTTGGGTGGAGAACCAAGGACGGCGAGATGCGCACAGCCTATTGGCTTGGCTCTGACGGAGAGGAGGGCGAGCTGGTCATCCCACCGGCATACCTCAGGCGTTTACCGAAGTGTGACGCGTTGAAGTCGACCCGCGACAAGGACTTCGACACCATGAAAAAGGAACTGTCGAGGTGGATGAAGGAACACAAACCAGGCAACGGCCTTCCTGCCGCCTCGGCCGACGGCTACGAGTGGCTCCGCAGCCGGCTGGATAATCTGTCGCACTGGCGAGCCCAGGCGAAACTGGCGTTAGTGTCTCTGTTGTGGCGCGACTTACGCTTTGGGGGCGACGAGGCCATATTCTGCGCCGTAGAATCGTGGAGAAAGCAGGACAAGCACCTTTACGAGTGGCAGGAAAACAACCGCCGCAAGTACCAGGCGTGGCGACTTGATCTATACCGAAACTTCGCCAGGGACCTTCGCCGGAAATACAAAACCCTGGTGCTTGGGAAGATCGACTGGCGAGTGTTCCAGAAAAAGCCGCGGGTTGAGGAGAGCGACGAAAAGAAACTCGCGAGAGCGCGTAAAGGGATGGCGTCACCGTCGATTCTTGAGGGTAAGCTTCGGAATGCGTTTTCCGACGTGGAGGAGATGTCCGCGAAAAACATTACCCGCACGTGCCATGTGTGCGACAAGATCAGCGGCGAGGTGAATCCGCAAGAGCTTATCCATACCTGCGTAAACTGTGGCAGTACCTTCGACCAGGACCGCAACGCGTGCATCAATTTAATGCGGGCATCCGACAAGAACGAGTGTGTGTTGACATGATAAGCAAAGTGACATCATCCACCACAGACTCACGTTGCGAAACATGCGGTGTTACTGTGCGGAATCGCAAAGGTCGCACCAAGCCACCCAGGTACTGTTCGCATTCCTGCAGGTATCCATACGGCGTCCTCACGGCAACGTGCATAAAGTGCGGAAAAGAGTTTCGTGTAGGATGTCGGGGGAGAGTGGCAACCGCTAAATGGTGTAGCCTCGCATGTTCGGGAGGGGTTCGACGAGCAGAGAGAAGGACGCTGGAATGCGCTAACTGCGGCAAGTCATTTGAAGGTAAAGCGGATCATGGTGTATGGCCTAAGTATTGCTCTCGTGTATGTTGGGCGGCCGTTCGCGGGACAAAAGTCGTCAGCGAGTGCAATTGGTGTGGGAGCGAGTTTGAAGCATACCTCACAAAAGGTTCTGCCCGACCCTTCTGCTCTCCGAAGTGCGCGAATGACTCGCGAATTAAAAAGTGCGTGTTCAAATGCGAGCAGTGCGGAAGTGGCTTTGAACGGCGTCTAAGGTTTGTCAACAATCCTCCTAGGTTCTGCAGTAACTCATGTAAGTACCAGTGGACTGTAGGGGAACACTCTCCGTCTTACCGTGGTGGCACATGGCAAAACGAGTCAGGTGTTCATGTCTGGTGTGACGATGCACAGAAATACAGACTTGAACACAGGGTGATCGTGGAGTCTGTTATCGGGCGCGCCTTGGTATGGTCTGATGAGCCGATTTGGCACATCAATGGTGACATGGGAGACAATCGCCTTGAAAACCTCTTCTTATTCGAGTCGTACTCGGACATGCAAATATCAATCCAAAACAGTAACGCACCGCAGGTCAGCAATCTAATTTTTTCCTAAAAGGAGACTTCAATGGAACGTAAAGATCGCCGCGTACGGATTTACATGGTGAACCTTCAATGCCTGGCCATTTACTTCCAGAGAATGGACGAGTGGCCGCACGGGATTGCATTCTCTCACATTGAGGGACCGCCAGACGGGGCGCGGGTGATATCCACCGCAGTGAACGCATTGCGTGACTGCGTGGACGTGCTGCTAGAGCATGAAAGTTTTGACGACGTCCCGCTTGGCGAGGAACCACCGCGAGTTAACGCCGAAGGCACCCGAAACGTTATCTTGGTGAGACAGGAAGACGGGAGGTACGCGTTTGCGAAGAGCGGTGAGGTTCCGACAGAGTTCCAGTATGGCCATCTTCCGACTAACAAGCTGGGTGTCGTGTTACTTGCGGCGATGCAGGAGCACAGTGAAAGAGTGAAGCGGGCTGCTATCAGTGGAGACGAGGAGGAGCTTAAGGCACTTGAAGCGATATCCGCTGGCATTGACGCGGTAAGCTTATCCTGGCTCTCTGACGAACAGGACATGGTAAATGGAACAACTCACCGATCGTGATGCCGCTTGTGTCGGACCTGGGGACGTCGCCGTTGTTCGGTACGGTGACTTGAGGCGCCCCCAATGTTCGACCGATAGTCGGTGAAGATTAGGTATCGCAAGGCGTCCATCGCGTCGTCATATTTCTTGAGTGGCTTCGGCTTCGCGACCCGTGGGTTAATGCCCCTTCCCGACGACTGCTCCCAGCGGTAGGTGAAGAACTCCTTGATGACTTGCTTGCACCAGCTGGCCACCCGAAGTTTTGGACCAATCAGTGGGTGAACCTTGAGGAATCTGCGAACGGCCTCAATCCCCTGGTCGACGTCGTTCTTCGCTGGAGTCACGGGGATCCCGTTGTTGGAGAACTCCCGAAACAAGTCTGGACGCGACGGGTCACCGTAGGTCTCGCGATACGTTGGGTGATTGTTCATCCAGGGATACATTCCCTTAATGACTTCGCAGTGGTCCGCCCAAAGCATCGTTTGATCGGTGGAGTGATATTCGCCGTACACGTTCCAGACTCCGACGGCGTCCTTGTATGCAAAAACACAAACGAACGGATGCTCCTCGCTCGCTCCCCAGTCGATCGACCGTTTGTGGATTACTCCAGTGGTTGGTATTTCCATGTCGTCCACAACGTGGATCGCGCGGTTGAACGACTGGTAAATCAGGCCTTCGTAAGACGCGAAAGCGCCGGTCTTGCGCGTCTCGACCATCTCGTCGCTGACCGACTCCAGGAAATCGGTAGCCCACTTCTTTCCGACAACGCTATTCGGATCCTCTGCGTTGCACTCCAGGTTGCAGCGGTAGAATTTCCAGGTATCCGGCACCTTGTCGTCGACAATCATCTCTTCGATCCAATACGTCAAACTTGGATCGACCGGTGTGAGCTCGAAAAACATGGACCCGGGATAGTTGTATTCTCGCGTGGCTCGCATGATCTCCGTGAGCAGTTCGCGAGGGAACGGTTCGGTGCAGCAGAAGCCACCGATCGACTCGGCGGTCATTACGGCCGTGCCTTCAGCAAATGATCTGAATTCGATGCACCAGTTCCTGTGAGGATCTCCGCCTTTAGACTCAGGCCACGGTAGCAGGGGGACGGAGAACGGGAGCGCCTGCTTTTCCGAGTGCCACCTGATGCGCTTCCAGTCGATTTCGCTGTGCGGGATGTGACCGTGGCCGAAGAGTTTTTCCTTCCAGAAGGTTTTGATCGTCTGGTCTATCTTGGGACCGACGATCCAGAACGGAGTGTCTTGCCGTGGAGGCAGCTGGCGGTTCAGGACGAACTGCGACAATTTATACGCGGCGGATTCTGAGGTGCCGCTCGCATTTCCACCAATTAGCCCAGCCACACCAGGAATTCTGTCTTCAACAAAACTCTGTTGCTCGTCGTACCTGGCGGGGTTGTCTGGCCGAGGACGGAAGGTGTAGAAAAAGCTGTCTTCAAGCTTGGCGAGCAGGTCCTGCGCTTCCGGGCAGTCGGCCAGAGCCTCCGCCATCTCCGCGATAGTAGCCGTCATTTTTTGCCATTGCTGCCGTTCCCGTGCGGCTTGCCGGTTCCATTTGAGCCGATGGGAGTCTTTTGTCGCATCCGCGTCTCGAACAGCTTAACCAGTCGCTCTTTCGTTGCCTCGACCGCTTCCTCTGGCGTTTTGCCGGCGACCCGGTCGGACGTGTTCAGGTTCATCTTAATGTCCTGACGCTCGCGGTATCTCTTGGGTTTCCACCCTTTCAGGAGCGTGGTCATTAGAGAGTCTGAATATTCCGTTTCGACGTAGGGCACCATGACCACCTCGCCGTTCTGGAAAACAAGGCTTCCAGTGTCGTCTCGGAGCGGGACAGTAATCAGGGCACCTTGCCAGAATTTGAGGCGCGATATGCCGTCCTTGGCGCGCCGCGTCGCTTCGCTCTCTAGGTGGTCGGCCGCCATCGCCATGGCAATTTTGTACAGACGACGGTAATTGTCGTCGTGGTGAAGCCAGCGGTGATGACTCCATTTCCCGCATTGAGTCGTGTCCCTCGCCTTAGCGAGCTGACCGGTGACCGAGATCACCTGCAGAAACATTCGCTGCTTATCAGTGCATCCCGTAAAGAGTTTTTCGCCTTCGGTGTCCGGCTCTTCCCGGTGGAAATTGCGTCGCTTCTTTGGCGCGGACGTTTTCTTTGTCGCGGCCTTCTTTTTGGGCGCGGCCTTCTTTTTTGGCGCACCGCTGTCCTTGGCTGCTGGCGGTGGTCTCCTCTTCTTTTTCATCTTACGGGTCCCACCATGAGTCTTCTGGATCGTGGACGATAAGCACGGAGCCCTCGACTTGGACTCTCCAGGCGCGCCCGACCTTCTCCAGGACCATTCCACCCTTGTGAATTGGGGACAGTCCGTTGTAGACCTGGGTCATTTCACCGACGACGGGTGGCAAATCTGGATGGAAAATAAACCGCGGACGTTCACTTACTGCCGGCGGCACCTCGGGCTGCTGCTCGTGTTCCTTGACGAGCGCGGAAATCTTTTCCTGCAGCTCTTGGCTGTATTGTGTGTCAGGCATTGACGGACGCCTCCTGGGGCAGCTCCTGCGGAGTATCGGACGTCTCGTGGGCGCGAATCTGCTCGCACAGCCACGCCTTTGATGGCTTCTTGGTGAATTCCACCCCACACTCTTTGGCGTGGTCCTTGACTTGGGCGTACGTCCATTCTGAGAACTCGTCCCCGTCATCATCGGCACCATCGGCGCCAGAGGACGATAGAGGAGCCGTGACAGGCAACTCTGTCGTTTCCGGGAGCGGTTCGGCTGTAAGTGGAGTGAATGGAGAAGACGTGCCTCCTGGATCCGCGGCGTCCTTTTCGAACTGATCCCACTCGGCGGCGACATCGGATTCCGGCCGCTTGAGCATTTTTGCCGCCTGTTTGACAGTCATCCCGTTCAGAGACCACAGCTCCAGGGATGTTTCCGGGCACACTGGCGATTCGGTGGGATTGTTTTCCTTTTCCTTGGTGAACGCGCTCCTCCGGGACACGTACAGCTGCCGCGCCAGTTCCGTCGCCGCATCCTCTTCAACGTCGTCGGGGTGCACGAAGTCGGGACCTATAACGGACCCGGGACTGTCGAGCTCTTGCTGCACGAGCCTCTGGTTCCCGGTTCCGTCAGGATTCCGAAGGCCGACCATTCTCCCGATCTGATCGAGCGTGACTTCCTGTTCTTTAAGCTGCTTGACGGTTTCCCGGTAGGGTTTCATGCCTGGAGCGCCGAACTCCGTCAATGCCTTCTCAAGCTCTTGTCGTGCGCTCCAGAATGACTCTGGCGGATCGATGTTATCGGTTTGGTCGTGCGCGAGGTACTGGGTGCCAAGTTCAAACACCGACATCGCCAGCTTTCGGCAATCTGATGTCAGGTCCCCCGATTCGAACATGCGAACCATTGTGGCCAGCCGGTCCCAGTATTCCAGTGTTGGATTCTCCGGGGAGTTGGCTTTCGGGTCTGCCCACCTGTTGTGGTAGTCGTTGAATTGCGTAACGCCCGCGAACAGGTCTTCGCTTCTGGTCATCCTTGATTTCCTTGTGGGTGGTTCACCGCTTGTTGAAAATTACAGCTGTCGCTGTCGTCGTTTGGCTAAGTTGCGCACGGTATCTAAACGACCATTCCGGTTCCCGTGACTCGCGATCGATTCGTCTTCCTTTAAGTCACCGCCTCTCCCAGCGGCTTGGATAGACTGCTTGAATATGGCCTTTTCGGTTGCCGTCATTTGCCAGATGGTGGCGTATCGGACAATGCGACCACTGTTGTTTTCCATCGGAATACTGAACGTGTCTGGACCGCAGTCAAGAAGCCTGTGAAGCTCGGCATTCACTGAGTCCCGCTGGTTTGCTGGGACCGATGCCGTCATTCTGTGATCACAAGTCATGTCTACGTTCCGTATCGCGAATTGGTGGATCGTTCGGTCGCCGCCTCGCCGGATGCGCTAACTTTTGGACTGAACAAAATCTGCTCGGGAATCAAACCTTCAAAGTGGTCAACCTCGCTGGTGTGCTTGAGCGCTCCGATGACCGTGTTGTCGAGCCCCGTCAAGTTGCTGATTCCTTCGTAGGTCCCCGTCTCGGCGATGGTCTCCGAGATTCCGCCGATTTCGATCTCGATCGCGGACCCTGTGTCGCGAATCGTCACCAGGTAATCCGTCGACACGCTCAGTACCGTTCCGCCGGTGGCGCGATAGACCGTGCCAGCGTTGTTTACCTCAACGTAGAACTTGCCGGCAGAATCGATCGCGGCGCACCAGTATGTGGTCGCTGTCGCCTCGTCCGATGACGAGAAGATTACCTGATCAGCAGCAAACGCCGAAGCGCCTGTCTGGAATGGCAGAAACAGAGTAATCGACGCCTCTCCTTGCAGCGGCGCGGAACCCAAAACGAGCAAGCTGTTGGACCCGTTGAACTGCAGGGCGTGCTGGCTGTTGATTCCGTTTGCGCCAGTTCTCTGTATTGGCCGCTTTGCGGTTGTAGGCTGCGCGAATACGAGCGCACCACCCTCTTTCGACAACAACTGAATGACCGGGTCCAGGTCTACGGCAGGACCTTGCGCCGCGGCCTCAGGTCCATCCGCGGAGGTGACCGTGTTCACATCAACAAGGGTTTTTGATGCGTGTGACTCGGCAGCAGTCCCGGACGCCTCGCCCAGGTTGGACCAAGTAGCTAGACCCCAATTCGTTATCTGTGTTGCTGTCACCTGGCCGTAGACGATTCCAGACCCAGAGTTGTATGTCGACGACACGAACTCCGCAGCAGATGCCGCCGCGTCACTAGGCTTGCCGATCGCGAACCGCGACACACGGCCGTCGAAGTGCTCCGCGCCGATTGCGACTTCGGACGAACCGTCAACCGAGAACGTCACAGCGCCGATGTCTAAAACTGGCATGCGGGATTATTCCTCAGCGGCGACAGGCTCGTCTTTGGCGATCCGTTCCGCCTCGCTTCTGGCAAATTCCAGGCACCGCAGCATTGGAACGGACACTGGAATAGTGAACGGAGAATCCTTGCAAATCTCCTCCATCAACTCGAAGCTGCGCTGCTGCAGGCGAACCGGAGCACCCTCCGATCGGAAGATTTGTTGTCCTACGTCGTAGAGGTCAAAACCGTCCTTGCCGTCTTTCTTAGTCTGCCCGAGCATCTTCAAGAAGGCATCGCCGAGAGTGAATTCACGATCACCATCGGTGATGACGTCGCCGCGGAAATCACGAAGTACCGTGTCCAGGTCCTGCAGGAGAAAGGTCATCATTACTTAGCAACTCCGCTTGTAATCAACCCCTTAACTTCCGAAATCAACTCTGCCACTGTGCTGTCCGGGAACGTCTCGTTCCTCTTCAGCTTCTTCATCCTCTCTTGTGTGATTATCGCCATCCCAATCAGGATACGCCGAAGGGGTTCGTTGCTGTCGATCTCCAATAGAGAAGCAGCTTTGATTCGCTCATCTGGATCATCAGCTGCAATCTCAGCAACCGTCATCTCGACGTGCTCGACATCTTCCCACTGGAAGCTAACTTCAGGCGGACCTGGATGGACGACCTTCTTGCCGGTAGGCCAAGATGGTGTGTCGCAGATGATGTAACCGTCACTCAATCTCCTACCGGTATTTCCAGGAGGTGCTTGTTGCCCTGGCTTCAACTTAAACTTAAACATCGTCATTTGATCGTTCCTCATATCCGAGAGTCGTCAGTTTCGACATCTCCGCCGACAAGCCCCGTTGCTTCGCGAACGCAGCCGGGCAGTCTTTGTATTTCTTGTACATATTACGAAGAAAGACACACTCCCATGCATTAAATGCGCTTGGAACAACTTCCTGTCCAAGCTGGCCATGAGCTCTTAGCTTTTGCTCACTCTCTGCTAAGAATGCTTCAATGTCCAACTGTGCCATATTGGATGGGATGCCGAGATTCTGGAAGTAAATGAAGTTGCCGTTGTCAACCACATTGCCTCGTGACCTTGCAGCACACAATGCTTGGGAGAATGCTTGAATGATGTGGAACTCCGGTTCTTCCTCTTCTTCGTCTTGTTCGGTGACTTGGTAATCCGGACCTTTGCCAAGCTTCTCTCTGATCTTAGTTTCTAACCCTTGCAAGTCCTCGTATCGCTTGGTCAGTTTCTTGACTGCTCCTGCAAGATAGATGTCTCCATCATAGATTTCTGATTCGAGCTTGATTGCTTTGGTGTCTAGTAGTCGAGCCTCTAACTCAAAAACAGTAGACTGTCCATTTGCGTCTGCTTCTCTTTTCAATCTGGCCTTCTCACGAAACAGCTCAATACGGAGAAGTGACTCCTTCTTTTTCAGGACCCCTGATCTAATCGCCGTCTCTGTATGGAAGATATCCCCTAGTGCTTGCCGCCGACTACGCATAAAAGTCAGTCCGCCCAGAGGAGCTGTATTATCCAGCATCGTACTCTGAAACTGTGTGTGACTTTTGCCAATATTCGCAATAGACTTAAAAGCAGCTAGTCTGTGTTTCGAGATGTATTCTAACATCGGAGCATATTGCTTCGACGCAGAAAGTTGTTTCAAGTCTTCGATTGGGATTAAGTTGTTCATGCACCTAGTCCACCATTAACATCTGAGAATCCAGCACCGTCATACCCTGTTTCAGCCATCTCTCCAAAAGCCGTTGCGTTTCCTGTAGAAGCAATAGTCACGTACTCAATCTCATCGTACCAACCATCAGTTCCCCCTCCCCAAATAGCTCGCACACTATTTGAGGAAGCTATCCAACCGTTAGCATTATCTATTGTATCTCCAAAGTCCGTAGCATTTCCTATAGAAGCGATGGTTACATATTCAATAACATTAATTGCTCCTGAGATATTTCCACCCATGCTGATACCACGAGTTACGCTTCCACAACCGTGGGACATAAATTTAGCAGCAGTCAAGTCTCCAAAATCAGTTGCGTTTCCTGTGGAAGCGATTGTGATATATTCAATTTCATTGTGTGTTCCATTATCGTAGCCTCCTGACGAACACCCTCTGGTGTCACTGGAATATCCCGCGTTTGCATAAATATCTAAAGCAGAATCCCCAAAATCAAGAGAATTAGCCAGCGTTTGAATCTCTATGTATTGAATTCTATTTTGTGGAGTATTTGCATTTCCAAACAGGATTCCACGAGTCGGAGAATTAAACCCAGTTCCTTCGCGATGAATTTCGAGCAAATCCCCAAAGTCTGTCATATCTCCAGTAGTTGCAATAGTGATGTATTCGATAATATTTTGCATCGTCTGACTTGAATTATTGCCACCCATTGAAAGCCCACGAGTAGCATCGGCACATCCCTCATTTTTATTTCTGCCAGACGAAAGATCCCCAAAATCAGTCCCATCTCCTGTAGTGCTTATTTCGACGTAATCTATTCTAGTTGAATAGTAAGCTGGTGAACCAAATGAGTTGTATCTACCAGCGAAGATCCCACGATCAATGCCTACAGCACCACCGGCACTAGGATTCGTAATTATGATCATTCCAACGAATGGGATTATCATGGCAGTCGGAATCCTAAGGTGACCCACAGCCCATTGGCTGCCGTTGTGTGAACTGCATCGACGTCAACTCGCAGCATATCGTTCTCTGCCACGTCATCATTCGCCGCATCGATCACTGCCGCTGCGGCTGCCGTGTCGGAACCAGTTTCCGCTGAATCGATTGTGATTTTCGTCGTCAGCATGTCCGCGGCTTGCGTGACGTTGTAGATCTGGACGTCCATCGTTCCCGTAGTGCCGGCCGTGATACACTCTGCGTGAACCTCGACAAGGTCCATACCGTTAAACTCTTCCGGGATGTGCAGGTAACCAACGTCTCCCGCGCCGTCGCCAGTCGCACAATCAGTCGTCGCGTTGAACGGTACGATCTGTACGTAGCGGACACCGGCACCAGCACCGACTAGCTTGATCGAACCCGTGCCGTGCGGGGTTATGACAATGTCGCCATTACCGGCCGTTGTGGAAATGTCGAGTTGTCCCGTCGTCGTCGTAAGCGTCTGTGCGCCAGTAAAAGTCAGTGTTCCTCCGAGAGTCGCCCCGCCTGTGGTCGTAAGGAGATTTGCCCCGAAGTCCCACAGGCTTCCGCTGTCGTCGTAGTGAAGCTCAACGCCAGCTGTCGCGCGCAACTCAATGTCATTGGCTTTAGTTGCGTGCGTGTCTCCGTAGAGGAGGATATTTCCACCGAGTGCATTCGTGGTCGATGGCGAGATGTATAAAGCGCCGTCCGTATCACCGCCACGAATTTCCGGATTGGCCTGACTGAAGACAACGTCTGCCCCGGCGATCACGGTACCAGTCGACGTGCCAGCCAGGGTGATTGTCCCCGTGCCTTTGGCGTCAATCGTTAAATCTTCGTCAGTCCCGCTGCTGAGTGCCGCTAAGGCGACACCTGAAGTCGCTGCATTCCCCGTGACCTTAATGCCTGTCACGCACGTGCCGGCAACTGTGTCGATCGTCAGCGTGGGGTCTGTCGTGCCATTGGGACCGACTGTCAGCGCAGTCGCGCTGGCCACATTGACCGGAAAGGCGGTGCTGGCTCCCAGAGCCATAATCGAGGACAGCGCAACCTTACCGCCGGTCCCTCCCGTATCCTGAACGGCAATGAAGTCAGCCAGGTCGGCGGTATGGGTAGAGAGATCCTTAATGTCGGTTGGCATCGCGTTTCCCTTTATGGAGCCCAGGCGGCGCCGATTGCAAATGGACCTGAATTATCGAGCGTTGTTACGCCAACGGTTGGGGTCCCTGAAACATCCGCCACACTGTCAACGTAGAATTTCGTATTGGCCGCGGCGTCACGGTCGACAGCCAACGCAACTCCGTAATACTGTCCGGCCGCTAACTGCGCGACTCCGGTGACCTCGACGATGGTCGAGCCGCCGCCACGAGCAATAAAGTGCAACTCCCCGGTCGCGAGGATGTCCCACAGCCAGTAGTTGTCCGCGTCCTGGTACTTGCTGGCGATCGAATGCACGACCGAAGCGGCGTCCCGGTACACGTGGGCGTTGATCAGGAAATCGGCGATTCCGAGGTCGTAATCCGGGTCGTCAGCTATCGACAGACTCTCCAAGTTCGCTGCCGTGAACTGTCTGGCGCCACCTGTTTGAACCGTGGTATCGGCTCGCGACCAAATCGTCAGAGTGCTGCCTGGCACCTTGTCTGGCGTCAGCCGGGAGGTTGCGACCCCAGCGCCTAATGTGGTGATCAAACCTGGATCTCCTGGTATGTGATACTTCCACCCACCTGGACCGCTGCGTCCAGCAGCAAGTGCAACGCTTTTCCCGACGCGGTCTGATTCCACCCGCCACCGTTGAACGGCAGGACAATACCGCCGTACGCCGGCAGAGTAAGGGGTCCAATCAGGTCCACTCCGTCTTCGTCTTCCAGCGTTGCGACCGCATCCCCGGCAGTGATCAGATTGAAAGCCAGGATTCTGATGCTGCGGCTTGTGACCAGAGCCACAATGGCCGTCGAATCAGCCGTGGCCTTGGCGACTACGGCATGCTTAATTGGTCCCGCGGCGTCTGTCAGCATTTCTGAAACTCCACAAAAAAAGCCCACACTCTCCCTGTTGGAACTGGGAAAGTGGGGCTCGGTAGCGAGTACCCGGTACGGGTTTGCTCAAATTCTACCCCAACACACGGCAATCTGTCGAGATTCCGGCATACCTGTCTTGCTTACGGAACACACTCCAGATATCACTTAGTGAGAAAGCCACTATCTTGCACTGAGGGAGAAAACGATGGGCGCATCCTTTAATAAGGTGATTCTGCTCGGGAATATCACGAGAGACATCGAGCTGAAGTACCTCCAGAGCGGCACTGCCGTCACCGAGATCGGGATGGCGATAAACAGTCGAATCAAGGGCAAAGACGGAAACTGGATCGACGACGTCACTTTTGTGGACGTCACCCTCTGGGGCAGGGTCGCCGAGGTGGCGAGTCAATATCTCGGCAAGGGGTCTCAGGTTCTCATCGACGGTCGACTCAAGCTGGACCAATGGGAGAAGGACGGCCAGAAGAGGCAAAAGTTAAAGGTCGTCGGGGAGAGGCTGCAGATGCTGGGCGGGGGACCGGAAAAGCAGGCGGACTCTGGGGAGAGCGAACCGGCAGGGCAGCAACACGACAGTGCACCGCAAGGTGACGACGAAACGCCGTTTTAAGGGGTTGGGGGGATGGCAAAGCTGACGGCCAAACAGCGGCAGATGTACCGGGAGTTCACCTGCGAGCACACGTTCTGCTGGGCGTGCGGAGTGGAACCAGGGCAATGTCATCTGCTCATGTCCCCTGACTATTGGAGACACCTAGAGTGCGCGCACATAATCGGCGGTTCCGGGCGAGTTGCCGACCGTCGGGCGATCTGCCGGCTTTGCAAGCTTTGCCACGATTTGAACCACGGATGTCGGATTGTGGTCGACGGCAAGGCTCTTCCGAATTTGAAACTTAGCCACATGCTGTGGCTCAAGCACAGGCACGACGGACCTGTCGATCGGAAGTTTCTGACATCACTCTCCGTGTCGGCGATACTTCCGCGTTCGGCGCCACCGCCGAAATGGTTTAAGGATTCGTACACCACGATCAGAGGGGTTTACTGATGCCAAGGAGAAGTATTGCGACCGCAAGTTGCTTGAGATGCAGATTTTCGGATAGTCAAGATTTTGGATTACGTTGCCTCCGTTTCCCTCCGTCAGTTATTGAAGGACTGGATGAAAGCAGCGGAGACAAACTAATTATCAGCGCTTTCCCTGGAGTGCAGGACGACTGGAAATGCTACGAGTTCGACCCCAGCGACGTCGAACCAGAAACCGAAACACAACCTCCGGAGTGGTAAATAATGTGAAGTCACGTCGAGAATCTGGATTCAGGTATCAGAGCAATACGGATCTACGGCGTTGATCTGGAGAACTGCCGACGACCATGAGCTGCATTTAGGAATCGACGACAACGCCACCCAAGGGGATGTTCTCAAGCTGTGTACCGCGTTAGGGGTGACAGTCGACCGACCGACGCATCTGTAGGTTTTTTTCCGCCCTTGGGGTCAGATGGTGTCCTGAAACTCCGGTATCCGTCCAGGAAGTGCTCTGATTTCCAGTGCGCGGGATCGAACGGATTACTGTCCGGTGGGTCGCCGCGCCTCTTACATTCCCACCCCAGGCCAAACGCGCATCTGACTTCATCGCGAATCACTGGTCAACCTCCAGGAGTTTTTCCGCTAAAATAGCGTCTCGACATTGAATACTTTCCAATAAAAAAGGGTACCCAAATGGGAATCAAAGGACAAATCCTTGACGCGGCGGATGTGTTAACCGACAAACTCGCGAAGTCCGGCCTTTCCGACCAGGAAAAGTTCGAACTCATAGAGGAAATCGGAAAACGGGTGTGCGGAGTATTACCGGAATTGCCAGAAGTCGAGAAGGTGGACAATGCCAGCACGGCGGATGTTGGGGTCGAAGTGGAGACCGAACCGATAGACGCCGCCTGGGAGGGTCCTGCAGAAGAGGACCCGGAGCCGGAGGACGGTTTCTCGGAGGACTCCGAGTACTGTCCGACAGTCGACATAGCCGAAGAGGAGCCTCCAGCGAAGCTCTGAATTGCCAGTTTTGGGAAATGATGGCCGCGGCGAGCCAATTGAATCGCCGACGGTAAGAAGATAGGATGAGAATCCCTAACGACGGCACCGTTTGGTACCTAGACCCCTCTGGTGTCATAGCCGGGGGGGTCTTTCCGTATGGTGATGATGGGTGCGTGGACCAAATCCACGACTGTCAACGGTCGTCAGCAAGGTTGCTGGGAGCCTTAAGAAAATCCCTAGACGGAGGTGACGCAGAGCCTCCACGAAAATCTGCGTTTTTCAAAAAGGAGCTGGACAATGGCAACGATTGTGGAACATGGTCACGACATCTCTGGGACGCCTGTCACAAGGCCAACGGCGACCAACGTGGAACCTGGACAGCGTTTCTACGACATCCGGAGCCGTCAGTATTTCGTGTCCGACGGAACTAATTGGATCGGCCAGGGCGCGGAGGGCTTTAGTGACCGAGTCATCCTTGACTGGAGAGCCGGACAGCGAGGAAAGCCTGGCCTGAACGCTGACGTCCTGAGCACCACAGAGGCGGTTCGCGAGATTGCCGATCCGGATTTTGAGATTCTCGGAACCAACGCAACCTCGTCTTTGTGCACGTATAACGCCGAGGGTGGACTCACGCTCACGACGGCCGGCGCGGACGGGGACGGGGAATTCCTTGTTCCACATCTGGACGCCAACCAGAGCCCCTGGACTCAGTTCACATGGGGGACCGACAAGGAAACCGCTTGGTCCTGTTCCTTCGAGACCGGCGCCGACATCACAAACATCATCGTTTGGGCTGGCCTGAAGCTGACCAATACCGATGTTGTAGTGACTGATGCGGATCAGGTGTTTGTTCGCTTCGAGGATGACGTCGCCGCCGGTATTTTTCAGGTGATCAGCTCGATCGGAGGGACGGACACAACCACCGCCAGCACCATCACGGTGGCCGTCTCGACGACGTACAAAATCGTCATTTCGATTGATTCCGCGCGATTGGCTCGCGTGTACATCAATGGCGCCTTGATTTACACGACGACGGCTTTGACGACCGCTGTCGACTTTATTCCGTACATTTGCGTCGAAGCGGATGGCGCGGCGGAAGCCAAGGCGCTGACGATTTACGGACAATCGATTTCACGCGATGTTGGGTAATCTGGCCAAAATACCGTGGAACTGTGATAATCGGTTTCATCGGTACTCTTAAATAAGAGCCCGTTCGTTCTGCGGACGGGCTTTTTTTGTTGATGCGGCGCGGACCCGACATGGCAACAGAACCAGAACTCAGCTTCGGCGGGCTCCCTCTCCTCCACGACCAAGATCACGGCGCCCAGGACTTCTTCGACCAGTATCACCCGATTAACGGGATGATTACAGAGATTGAGGAATCTCTTCACCGGACGAACTCTCGAACCGGTGGCCGCGGGGACGCCTACGTCGGCCTGCCTCTCCCGAATTACCCCAAGGTTCCGCCGCTGCGAGTCAACCAGCTGTATTGGCCGACCGGCGCGGCGCGCTGGGCACGCGGGTATTTTCTTTGTGATTTTGAGGTTTTTACCACACTGTCGCTTGGCATTGATCAACCAAGGGAGTTTAAGGCGGTTGTTTCAGACGAGCAATCGTTCGTCGCGGAGATGTATGCGTTACATCCTCGCACAGTATCAAACACTCGTAAATCCAAAGAAAATCTGTATCTCGTTCCGTTAGTAGATGAACGGTATTTTTGGCAGTTTCGTAATTTCGGGACAACAGCCATAACTACCTGGAATGCCCTTTTCACGTCCCTGGAAACACAGCTGGATATCGCTATTCTATCGACGAATCCCGGCTGGCCGACCACTAGGGTGCATGCCGACTATCTCGACCCGGATCACCTCACTCTAAACAGAAAATACGACAATGCGGCGGTCATTCTGGATGCGGTTGTACACTCCGTCAATCAACGCATTTGTCGCGATCCCAGTGGTTTGATTTATACCCGTGATTGGTTGAATAGTGTATTGATCGACGGAAGCAATATGACGACGTCCGCCGGCGCTGACGATGATGAGGACTGGGCGCTAGTGGCAGGGCAAGGGTATCTGTCGGATCCAATTCCAGAAACCCTTCAAGTACTTTTCCCCAAGGCGACGTGTGGAGCACCTCGCTTCGAGCATACTTATTATCTCGCGAGTCGCACAGCGGAGGATTATGCAACTAATAGCTTTTCAACTGTGCAGTCAGTTTCTGGAAGTATCAAAACAATTCACTCTGCGCAATGGGCGAATTATAACGAGGCGGAAACGACATTTAAGAATCAGACTGCTCTTGATGCGCTAGCTGATAAAATCGCAACTGATTATTATTCTCAGTTCCGTCGTCCTTCCCATGACGTTACATGGGTTGGCATTAAAGATTGGTCATTCACCGGATACGACGATCACGCCCTGTATAGCTTTGGCTGCGAGCACGAGACGCCAGAAATCGGAGTCCTTAAAGACGACGACGACGGGGTCCTGGTCACGAAGTCGTACGGCAGACGGTACACAACGAGGATCGTCTCACCTCCAGGAAACTTTGGTGTCGAGCAACAGCTAACGAACAACGTCACCGCGGTACCTCCGCAAGGTCTCCTCCCGGTGAAGCTCACGTCTGCCCTCGTAGCAAGCGGCAGCGCGACAGCGAATCAACTCACCTGGACAGGCGGAGCCTGGGTTGAGGACACCGACTGCGGCCTGACCGTCTACGAGCCATTTGGGTTGGATAGCTTTGATTCTGGCACAAAGATATTCGTTCGCCGAGGCGAGGACAGCGGGCGATGGGAAACGCTTAGCGGGTCCTCTGGAGCCGGCGGTGGTGGAACCGGAAATTCAACCATTGTCCGTGTCTGCGCAAAAGAGTTCTTCGAGCCGAGCCAGGCCAGCACAGCATTCGATAAGTGGGAATGGGTGTCGAATGCTTGGCAGGATGCCGGGGTCGATATCAACGTCGAGGACGCAAACGACAACTGCTGTCTATTGACCGGAGAATACGGCTGGGCAATGGAGCTTGATGCCGACGAGTGGGTAATGATCGGCGAGCAGGGTCTCCACCGGAAGGTTAAGGCGGACGCTGATATTATCCAAAGCGGGACGGGGACGTGTTCGATTTGGTCGCATGCTGGAACGTGCGCCGGCGTCGACAGTACGGAGTACATCACGGTCTGCAACGGCGGCAGCTCGGTCGATTTCCCCCGCGCCATCTTGGCCGGCGAAGTGTTTTTCGTGTCCTACTACGATGGTATGTGGCACGTAGACGATCTCCCACGAGGACCTCTTCTTGGTAAGCCACAATTGGATGTGCCGGATGGATCATCAGAGATATTTGACATCTACAAGCGCGTCGGCGGAGCGTGGGTTGACACTACGGCGGACGTCCCGTCAGTCCGCAACATCACTGGCATCACGCTTAAGACCGACGTGTACTACATGATCGTCTGGACTGCGCTCAGCGATGAACCGTTAGCCCTTATCATTCAATATGCGGTCTGTTAAATGGCCGATCTTGGACTCGGTGGATCATCACTATCGGTGGGCGGCGTGGAGCTGTCTATCGGTTTCGTGCTCTCCATAGAAGGCCGCGCCGTTGCGAAAAACACTGACGCACTGGAAATCGCGGCCGATGCTCTGGCTATTGGGGTGGTGGAACTTGGAATGCCGGGGTCCAGTGGTCGCGGACTCTCGCTGGCAGACGGCAAGGGCTCCAACTGTTGCTTCTGCGCGTGCGATCCCTGCGAGGGGACATATCTGTTTGACAGATTTGAGTCGACGCTTAATCCAGCTTGGGTTGTGGCGAATACTGATTACACAGCCATGACATTCAACGGTGAGCTGGAATTGACGTTAGTCGAGCACACCGGCGCGCACGGAGACGCGACTCGCATTCAACGCGTGTATACACCCACACCAACGACCATCTTGATTCAGTGTGACATCATCTATGCGGATAACTCTGAAGTTTCTGGGATTGGTTGGGACCTGCCAACTCCACCAGGTGAAGAACGATATCTCTGGGAGCTGAACGTTGACTGGAATGAAAATCAATACGAGATATACCACAACGGAACATTGGTAAATATCTTTGCGGTTGCGCCGCTGCCAGTTACCACGGGCGATCATTCACTATCAATGCACATTAAAGCCATCGGAGGAGGTCAGGTTGAGTCGCGGTTTTGCGTTGACGGAAATCAAATCGGCGATGATCCGTACACGGATACATATTCATTCGGCGCGGAAACGACATGCGGTGTATGGGGTGATCCAACGTCATTGGCACCAGCACAAGTCACTGCGCTGTATGACAATTTTTGCCTGGACGTGGTTCCGGTTGTTATCACAAGCGAGACAGCGACAGTCTTTGCGACGGCCGCCGATGTCGCCGTCCTGGGATATGACTCAACGACAACGGCAGTAGTCACGGCTACGGCGTCTGACGTGGTTGTCTTGGCGGGCTTCTCGACAGCAACAGCAACCGCGACTGCAACAGCCGCCGACGCAACTGTCCTGGTGACGGTCACCACAACGACAGCCACGGCGACTTCTACGTCGGACGACTCTGGTGTCTTCGTAACGGTTGATGTAACGACTGCCACGGCCACGGCGACTGCTTCTGACGCGGGGCTCCTGGGGATCCTGACCGTTACGACGTCCACCGCGCTCGCGACTGCTACGGCTCCGGACGCTGCTGTAGTGAGTCAACTGGACTGTGCTCACTGCGTTGGCATCCCGCCAAGCACACTGCATCTAATGTTCCCGCCGGGAATTTTGATGGACAGCGGCTCACCGAACTGCGAGGACAGCTTCACCGGCACATGGACGCTGTCTCATTCCCTGACCGATGGATGTGTTTATTCGACTAGTTCTTCCTGGGCTGGGATCGGCGTCGACTTTACTGTGACGTTCACTGCTTTAACAATCGAGGCGACCCTTAGTTTCAATAGCGCGTGCCCGGGACCATCAGCAATCGATGAAGACGGCTACACCCACACGTGGAGCGTAAGCAACAGTAGCCCGACGTGCGATGCGATTAACTGCATAGGGATACCTTATTCAGCTCGCAGCAATCATTCATCCTGGCAAGACTGCGACGGCAACCCGGCTGTCGAAGAGACCATCTGTACGGTTGATACTTCGAAGTCGGTCTACATCTCCACTGGAGCCTACGTCTGCGTTGCGGTCGACACCACTACCGCCACCGCAACGTCCACGGCGGCAGCCGCAGCGGTGACGATTACCGCATCGGTGGCCACGCCGACGGCCACCGCAACGTCCACGTCGGCAGACGCAGCGGTGGTCACGAATCTCGGTATCTCGGTGGCGACGACAACGGCCACCGCAACGGCAACTGCGGCAGACGCGGCGGTGACGATTACCGCATCGGTGGCGACGACGACGGCCACCGCAACGTCCACGTCGGCCGATGCGGCGGTGACGATTACCGCATCGGTGGCC